CGCCTGGTTCTGGGGGTCGTTCCAGAAGTCCGTCAGGGGGGAGATGTCCACCGGGGCGGCGTCGGCCTTCACGTCCTTGGGCCGGGGGCCGTCAATGCCACTGGCGAAGCAGAACTCGCCCTTGAGCTTGACTGACCGCTTGGCGAACGGGTCTGTACGGTAGGCGCGCCGCGCCCACTCCACCTTGCTCTGCCGCGCCCGGCCGCCGTTGTCCCGGTTGTCCGCCGCGAGCTTCGTCCACTCCGCGTCCTCCTGGGCCCGCTGCGCGACCCAAGTGTTGTAGCTCTCCGCCAGGCGCGTGAAAGCCTTGCGGTTGGCGCTGACGACCTCGGCCAGGCGGGCGACTTCGGCCTGCTGACGTCCATAGGCGCCGCCGGTGACCACGTTGAGGGCTGTCTCGCGTAGGCTCATATCGTTACCCTGTTGACCAGGCGGATGACGCGGCGGCTCTGCTGCGGCACCACAACGCCGCGAGCGATGTACCGCATGGGGTCCATCGCATGATCGAACTCCTTGGCCGGATCGGCGTCCTCGATGGGCTTGCCGTCTCCGTCCTCGCGCCAGTGGTACTGCCCAAACTCCGCTTCGAGGTTGGGGCACTTGCCCGCCACGACCCGCAGCCTATCTCCCGCGATCAGCGCCTGTACCTCACGGACGCCGGGGATGCGCGCGTTGTCAGCTCGCGTGATCGGGAGACCGGCCTTCTCGAATGTCAGGATGGCATTGGCGTCCTCCGGGTCGGCGAAGAACATGTTGATCCCGTGCCGGGTGCGCAGGTCCTGGGCGATGCTGAGCCAGTCGTTGCCGGGGTCGTTGCTGATCGTTTTGCCCCGCTCGTAGACCTCGTCTATGAACCAGACGCGGCCGGCGCCGTCGATCCCGGCCACCAGAATGCAGCCGGGAGATGTGACGCCCCAGTCAATGCCCGCCACAACCCGCACGAAGCGCGGCACCTGGTCCACCGCGACCACGTGCTTCTCGGCGTTGAAGTCCTTGTACACCAGGCCGGCCAGCGCGACGAACAGCGCCTCCAGTTCCTGCCGGTAGAAGTCCGTGCCCCGCCCGTAGCTCTCCTCGAGCGCCACCAGGAAGTCGGGCTCCGCCAGGTACAGCGGATTGTCATGCGTCTTCCAGGTGTGGAAGCTGTAGCGCTGGGCGCGTTCCGCAGGCCACGGGTCGCCGTTGGCGTCCGCGTCCTTCACGAACGTCCTGTAGACCCAGTTCTGCCCCTTCGGCGTCCCGGTGATCCATCCCCGGTGCGGCATTCCCGGCTGCCTGATGCGCCCCTGGCAGATGAGGAACACGTCCTCCTTGCACAACGGGGCCTCATCAATCCAGAAGAAGCCAACCTCGATGGCCCGCAGGCTATCCGGGTCCTGCGCGTGTCCGAAGTAGATCTCCGACGGCTCCCCCTCAGGAGACCTCAGCGAGGGGAAGACCAACTTGTACTCGGACTTGATCTCCTCGACCGGCAGCGCGTCTCCCCACCAGGACGCCACCTTCTTCAGCACGATGCGGGTGGACCGCATCAGCATCCGGTACGTCGGCGCCACCACCAGGCCCTTGATCCCCGGAAACCGGATGCAGTGCCGAATGGCGTCGAAGCTGCCTACCTCTGTTTTGCCCCCGCCGATGCCGGCAACGGCAGCCCGGAACGTCGCCGGGTCGGCACAGAAGCGGCGCTGCGCGAGATGGCCGGCATAGTGCCGCCGGACGAAGTCCGCGAAGGGCTCGTCACGACCGGGCCGGTCTGGGGGCAGGTCATGTGCTGCAATCGTCGGCGCCCCCCTCCGGGTTGGCAAAGTGATTGACCGCGTCTTCGTTGGAGAAGACCGGGAGCGGCACAGCGCCGCTGACCGCGACCTTCTGCGGTGTCTCGGCCCCACGGTACTTCTGCGCCTTGAGCAGCGCGTCGGTCAGTTTGTTGATGACATCGGCCTCGACTTCGGGCCGCAGGTCAGCGTTGTCCACCAGCCGGTTCAGACAGCGGAAGATCAGGTACTCCAGCTCCTCCGGCACGTCGGCCGACTTGATGCCGCCCCGCTTTCGCCACTCGCAGAACGCCTCCCACTCCTCGGCACTCTTGAACCTGGCGTTCAGGCCGTGCTTGTAGTTCGGGTTGAGCGGCCCGCCCTTGAACTGCGACCGGCCCCCGTGAAGCCAACACGCCCCGCTGCCGGGGTGATCGGTGCGGTGCCCGGCCGCCTGCCCGCACCGCCCGCCGTTCCTGAGCTTCGCGCCGCACTTCGTGCCCATGATCTCCTCACCCGACCAGTCTCCCCAGCGCCGCCCGCACCCGCTGCCGGGGGCTCACCCACACCGTGTGCCAGCCCGCGCCCCGGCACGCCGGGCACGCCCCACTCCGGGCATGGCCGCTGCCGCAGCGCGCCCGGCAGATGCGCTCGGTGGTGCAGCTCGGCGCGGAGCCTGCCGGAGTCTGCGGCCCTGGCAGGGAGGAGGCTGCGAGTGATTGGTCGGCTGGCAGGCTCCGCGCGAAAGCACTCATGGGGGACCCCGAGAACGCAGAAGAGCCCCCGTCGTGATGACGGAGGCTCTGTTGGCGCTGGCGTTGCCGTTCGAGGTGGCTAACCTACTCCGCCAAGTCGGAAACGACGACAGCCCCGCCGGCTGGCGAGGCTGTAGTGGTGCTCTTAGTCACTGGTCGAGCGTGATCTTAGACCAAGCCGGGCGCGCTTGTCAAGCACCAAGTTCGCTGCCGGCGATCTGGTGCCCGTCTCGCGCCACCAACTTGATCTCCTCTCCGGCCGACCAGATGCACGCTTCCACGAGAGCGCAGGCCGCGCCGATGCTCGCAAGCTCCTCCCCAGGACTGAGCCGGTCGAGGTCAACGCCGACGATCCGCGGCGGCACCGCTCCGCCGTCGAGACACTGCACATCCTGCCCGCGTTCCCTGGCCTCCAGCGCCGCGACCTTGCGGATCAGGCTTCTGAGTTCGGCCAGTTTTGGGCGCGGCAGCGGCTCCCGCCGCCTCGGCTCGGCGCCCGTCTCCGGCCAGGGGCGTTCGCCTCGCTGCACCGGCGCTGCCGCCGGCGTGGGCTCGAAGGGTCTGCGGTCGCGGCGCGTGTCGTGCTGCTGGTCTGCCATGCTGGCCTCCGGTGCTGCAATCATGCTGCGTCATCGCGAGTGCTCACGCGGCCACGGCCGGCTGCCCGTCCACGATCCGCCGCTTGAACTCCGCCAGCGTGATGACCGCCGGCTCGCCCCAGCCCGGCAGGGCGTACATCACCAGGCGCTGCTCGCCCCCGCGGGAGCCCTTGATCCAGAGCACCGCGAACGGAACCGGACGCATGTGGCCCCAGCCGCTGTTACCCAGCTCCCGCGGCGGCCAGTCCTGCTCGTTGGCGGCGATGGCCCGCTCCGCCTGCGCGTAGGCCTTGCCCAGCACCGCGTAGACCCCGCCCTTGTCGGCCACCGTGGGCAGGTCGTAGTTCTTCGCCTCGCCCCACAGGGGCCAGCCGTCGCAGTCCTCGCCGCGCAGGTCGCATTGCTCGAGGGCCGGGCGCTTGGCGCCGCCGGCGAAATGTGACCCCGGCCACAGGTACTGCTGGATCTTCACCTCGACGCCCTTGGCCCGCGCTGCTATGTTCTCTCGCTTCGCCATCCGTTGCTCCGTTCCCCGACGTAGGGCGCGTGCACGCCCTCCCGCCGGCTTGCTCGGTCTACGCTGCTCCGTCCCGCTGCTGTTGCTGCTCGTACTGCCTCAGTCGCCGGTACTCCTCGGCGTCCCAAAAGCGCCCGCAGGTCATGTCGGTCTTCAACTCCAGCGGCGCGAAGTTGTTGCCGTTGCGGCTGACCTGCGTCCTGAGCCACGCCCGGTCAATGAACTTCCCCTGCTCCTTGTCGCGCACCAACTCCAGCACCCACGTCGCGACCTCCGCGATACGCTTGCAGCCCTTGGGCATCAGCGTCTCGATGTCTCTGCGGTCGGTGACCTGGCTGGGCACGAAGGCCGGGATCATCAGCTCCTTCGTGAACAGGTGGTCCAGGTACTCGGCGCAGCGGCTGAGCCGGCGTTCC